CGTCCTTTTTTCTGGTTAACGTTTTTAGAGATTACCTGTACTGCCTCAACATAGCCAGGGGCCGCTTCATGAACAGCGCTAAGACCCACAGTGTGATCTACGTGTTGTCCCGGAAACTGTTTACTTAATGCGTTTACTTTTTTATCGTATCTAAAACCAGGTTTTGTAACACTATCGGCTATATCAGAATAAATATTTCTTAAATAACCACCATGAATGTCAAAACTATCTTTACCCTTGCCCTCCATAATACTAGTTAAGATATCATCAACTTTTTCTTTTGAAGGCAGTCTAACTCCTTTAACAGGCTTTCTAGTTTTTGCACCAATTTTGTAATAAGTAATTACATCATTCCTTAATTCCTTTAACATTTGAGCTTGTTCTTGTTTTGATTTATTCTTTAAAGAGGTTCCATAATATTGATCTATAACTTCTTTCGCTGTTGCGTCAGTATCTGCAGAATATATTTCATTAATTCTTTGAATGGATTCAGTGTTTACTTGCTCTAAATTAATTTTTTGTGCTTCTTTGGTAGCTTTAGCTTGTTTAAATCTATTAGCGGCTGTTTGACCTTTTTGTGTTTTCAACAGCTCAATTGTTTCTTCTGATAATTTATTTTCTAAATCTAAAGATTTTAAAAATTGTATTTGTTTCGGAGAGTCAAAAACAGATCTACTTCTATTGTCTACACCAGTTAAGTATGCTTGAATATCATTGATTAAGAATCTTTCCCCTGTTTTTTTGTTACCAATTTGTTTGTAATAATTTTCTACCGTAGGATTGGCTTCTATTTTCTTAAGGATAGGATAAACTTTTTCAAAATTTTTAACGGTCTTTGGATCTACACCTTTCATGTAAGGAAGATCAAAAGTATCTCCTGCAATATTTAAAGAAAAAAAGTTAGGTCTTTTTTTAACAGCCTCTCTGGCACTGAACAAACTTTTAACTTGTGTCTTCTTGCCTTCTGTTAAGGTAGAATATGGTCCTAAACCTTTTTCGTCTGTGATGGATTTATATTGAAAATCTGTAAAATCTTTACTAATTTTATTAAGATCAGATTGGTCTAACTCAGTGATAGATTTAATATTTTTAAATTTTTTAGGTATTAAGTCTTTGTATAAAGGATCATTTGCTATTGCTTGAAATTTTTCTGTTAGATCTTTTTCAAAAAGTTTATCGGCTTCTGTATAATTTTCAGGGCTTTTTCTTTTTAATTTGTAAAACTTAGGACCTCTATCAGAAGTTTTTGTTTTTGAAATTTGTTCAGCAACGTCGTCGGAAGGTTTTAATAAACTTTTAAGAAGTGTGCCAGAAGCAACCTGTCCTTCTATGGCTTGCATATCTAACTCGCTTTTATCTAATGAATTTATTTGTAAAAACTCTTCAAAGGTTCCTTGAAAACCATCATCAACTGCATTCTGATACTGTAAAAAAGATTGCTGAGGAAAAGCATCCATCAATGCTCCAGCAACTTCTCCGTCTGTTTTTACTTCTGGTGCTGGGTCTTTACTACCTAAAGAAAACCTTTCTCTCATGCTAGGTTCCATGGGTTCAAACTGTCGTGTTGCGTAGTTAAAGATTACCTTCATGTTAACGAAACTATTCCTCCCTCTGCAAAACCCTCTTGTGGATCTAGATCTCTAGGGTGCACACCATTTTCATCAATGTATTTTAACTCATCAAATGTTTCATCACCTATAAGTTCTACGTTGTTAAGTGTCTTAGGACTCCTGTCAATATTAAGATCTACATCACTAATGATGCCTTCTTGTTTAATTGGCACAACTTCTGCTGTCTCTAACATTTCATCACCTGGTAATACTTTAGCATCTTCCGGTGCAATCTCATTTCTAATTTTTACATACTTTGCTCTATTTTCGTTTTGTGTTCTGATTGCTTCTAACAACTCCTCTTTACTTCTAATCATTGGAGATTTTCCTTGTTGATAATCTAATATTAAATTATCTATTAGTTCTATCTCTGCATCAATTTCATCGGGTAAACTATAGTGCGCGTATGTATTGCCTGGTGCTTCTTTACTCTTAGGCACAAGTCCTAGTTTTCTAAATTCAAATCTGCCTGGATATCTAGATCCACCCATAAAATCGTATGTAGAGTCAATATATTTTTCTAACGTGTCAAACGCATTCTCACCATAGTGGTGTCTAAATACTTTGATAGGGTCAATAAAAGGATGATTGCCTGTTTTCATAGCGTTATAGATAGCAGGTGTTGTTTTAATACGGCCTGCTTCAATCTCATCTCTTAGAAACTGTCGTGATAAAGTTCTGTAAATACCTTCGCTAGGACCGTAACCCTTACTTTGATACTTTCGTTTAACAATAGACATTCTATCTTTTTCTGTCTTACCTGTAGTAATGTCATCCATCTCGTCGATTAATTTTTTTATTTTTTTCATAGATTCATCAAACAATGGAGTTTTTAATATTTTATCTCTTAGCAGGTTTTCTGTTTCTTTATCAATATCATCTGCTTTTTCTAACGTCTTCTCTAAATCTTTTCTTGACAGACCAGATCTTTTTTCTAGTTGAACGTTTCTAAAGTCTTGGTAAATCTTTTCTGGACTTTTATCATTTTTAACTAAATCATCAGCTAACTGATTAACTTTAG